AATGAACACATCAGTTAAGATTAGAAAACGTAAAGAGCATGGGTTGATCGAGATAGATGAAGGGGATGGATGGGAAGTCTATACGCGAGTGTGGATGGGGCTTGTTCCTCCACGGGGGACAGAACCTGGATACGCTTGTGTAGTCGGGGAGGTGTACGATGATGATCCTCGTCAGAAGCCAAGACCAAAGATTGTGTTGGATGAAGCTCAAGCCTTGAATCCTGAGGATTGGGACCCAGAGATTGTCAGGCAATATCAGGATGTTTTCTACACGGAAATTGACGGCCAGAATATTGCCAAGTCGTCTAATCCGACGATGCATGATTTGCGGATGGCTTCTGTGAGTTTAAAAGATCTGTATCAGGTCGATATGGGAATAACACTACCCAACCAACCGCCATTCACTCAGTTCCTTCGTTCTACTGAGGGGCTTTGTATGTATGACAATGACATTGATTCTGTAACATATAAATCATGGTTCCCAACCTATAAAACTTCTGCTTTAACTTTGGCAATTATGGACACACCCCCGATGGGGGATGACGAGGAATACGGGCGACAGTTAGTAGAAACATTACTTGCTCGTAATGAATTACAGATCAATGAGCATTGTAAGTTGTTCCAAAATAGCCATCTGTCGCATCCTGTAAGAGCAGTAGGCTTGATTTGCTCCGCGATGCAGGTTTGGGATTACACATTTCTAATCAGAGAGATGGAAGAAGGGGATGGGTATGAGGATTTATTAGATGAGGAGGATGCGGAGGCAGTAAAAGAAGAATTAGGCCAAGAGGATGCGGTTCGTATGTGGCAAGCGGGACTAAACCCGGGACTGACAAACGAAGAAAAACAGTCTTTTGAAAAGTCATTTTGGTCGTAAATGAAAAATATCAACTTGACAAAATTATTCACACATGATTATTTCATTGGTAACGACACTTATACCTCCTCGGTGTTGTGATTTGTAAAGGCTACGGCATCGCCTCAACCGTAGCCTTTTTTTTGTGCTCTCGGGGGTGATGCCGCACTTCCGAGGGCAGGGGCAATAATGCTTGGAGTTCTATTTTTTGAATATATGGAAAGGTGGCATGGTAATCTTATGTACGGATCAAAGACGAAGGTAAAGTCAAAAGTAAAAGCGAAGGGTCAGCCTAAGCCGAGGATTAAGATCAAACCCAAAGCAAAGAGAAAAATGAGTTACTAACAGTTATGGCAAAAACTAATGATGATCATGCCGTCGAGTGTAATCAGCGATTAAAAGACGGGGTTAGCGAAGCGGGTGAATGGGCAACGGAAGCTCGTCGTGCGTGGTCCTATTATGCCAGTAGGCAATATCAGAACATGGGAGAAGGTGAGCGATACCGTATCATGCCTATCGTCGCTAATGTTATTCGACGAGATATGGATCAGATGGTAAACCGTGTCCTTGAGGCTCAGCCTGTAATCAATCCAGTAGGTCGTTTTGGTAAGGATCATGAATACGCCAAGATGATGGTGGATTTACTGCAATACACTCGAGATTCTGAAGAAAATTTTCATAATGATCTCGAGGATGTGATACAGGATTTCTTCTTTACAGGTGAGGGAGTATTGTTCGAGGGGTGGAATCAGGAAGCTGAGGATGGTATGGGTGCTCCTGAAGCTCGGTGGGTAGACCCTCGATATATCGTATGGGATCCCTCATCTCGATCATGGCAAAGAGAAGATGCGGATTGGGTAATTCACTTCGAGCCAAAGAAGGTGGATTACATCAAGGAGATGTATGGCCTGAATCATGTGGAGCCAGACTATCCTGACTTCTTTTTTGATGATAACGATACCAGTCGGTTTAAGGATTACGATACCAGTCGTTCTTCGGGGAATACAGGGATGGGTAGAGGGATTCAGTCCCCAGAGGATTTAGCATACATCAAGACGATGTATGAAAAAGTCTATAAGATGGAGACGAGATACCAAAGGGAGAGTGGAGAACTTGCTACAATACCCGACGAAGAGGGGGAGGACAGAATCCTTACCCAAGACGATTTTGACACATTGCCTCCAGAGCGACAGGCCGAGCTGACTAAAGTGCGGGTTCGAGTGTCAGAGTTGATAGAAACAGTGGTTGTTAATGATACAACGGTCAGTCGGGAAAATAGTGTGTATTGCCAAACAAACGGTGGTCATAATGAGTTCCCGTTTGCGTTTTTCAGTTACGTAAGGTTAAGAGATCGTTCTCATGCAAAAGGTGAGATTGATTATCTGGTAGGGATGCAGGACTTAATAAATCGGACATTGGCTCGATGGTTAGAGCAGATGATGATTGCAGGTTCAAATTATGTGGTCGCTCCTAAGGGTTCTCTCCCTCGGGAGGATGAAGAGAAGTTAAAGAACATTGGACGGTATCCATTGCAGATCTTTCGTCCGTTCCCCGGTATGCCTGGGCCTCAGGTGGACGGAGGACGGGCTACGGGCTCTGATCTCTTCCAGTCAGGCTATCAACTACTCTCAACCATAAAAGATCGCGTAAGCGGCGTTTATGACGTTCAGAGAGGTAATATGCCATATGCCACATCGGGTATTGGTATTCAATCTCTGCAAGCGGCCACAGATCTGCTCACTACGATGCCTCGAAGACATTTGGAAAGCGGATTAAAGAGGGCAACAATTCTTCGAATGAAAAATATCTTGCAGTTCATGCGAGGGAGTAGAGTGGTAGAGGTAACCGATCTGGAAGACAAAGAAGATCGAACATTGTTTGTAGGGAACTCGATGGCAGAAATAGCGGCTGAATACGGACTGCAACCTGCTATGGATCAGCAAACAGGAGTTCCAATGGTTGATCCTGTATCGGGACAACCATTAATCCTTATGAATCCACAGACAAATGAAAAAGCAGATGTGATGGTGCTGAATGACAGCACTACACCACAATTCGATATGCGGAGGGTGCGTTTAGAGCTCGACACAGAACGTGATCGTTCTCGTCAGGAACGAATGGATTTTGCCCAGATGATCCTACAGGCGGTTGGTCCTGCCTCAGCTTCATGGGCTCTTGAGCTAATGGATGCACCTAACAAAGAGATGTTGTTGGAGGCGATGAATCAGAGCGACGCAGGAAAACAGCTCATAGAGCAGTTTGATTCGGTTGCTAAAGAAATGGGAACGGAGCCCCAACAACTAATTCAAACGGTGATGCAACAGTTACAAATGCAAGTTCAGGCTCAGGAAGCTCAGGCTCAAGGCCCACCTCCTGAAGGAGTCCCGCAGGGTGGACCGCCACAAGGACCACCACAAGGACCGCCACAAGGACCACCGCCACAAGGACCACCACCACAAGGACCACCACCACAAGAACCGCCTCCTGGTATATAGGTCAAGATTAATGATAGAATTTATAGCAATAGCAGTCATATTTCTCGTTTCCTTTTTTGATGCATTAAGAGATGCATGGATGAAAAAAGAATCATGGTGGAAACGACATATAGTTAAGTGGGTTTCTTTTTATAGCCCATTAGTGTTTATCACAATCGTGCATGTAAGTTGGCAATTATGGCTTCCAGTTACTGTGATGTCTTGGATTATCTGGAGATTGTCTGTCAGGTTTGTGGGAGGTCAGAATTGGCCGACACATTGGAGTAGATACTTTTAAAAAAAAATTGTAGGACAAAAAAAGATTCGTAGAAACAGGCCCCGGCATGGACCCGCAGGGCCTGTTTTTTTGTTTCCACCCAAAACAAAGGAGCTATTAGTGATAAAACGGCATGAACATGGAAGACAATCAGGTAATAGCAGTTGGATCGGAATTAAACGATCTATACGAAGAAGAGTTACCCGAAGCTGATGCGACGTTCAAAAGAGCTCTTCAGGTGGTGGTGCAAACATTGCCTTATGACCTGACCCTCGATCCGACAATGAGTAAGGAAGAGGGAGAGAAACACTTAGAAAAAGGTTTGGTAGAAGCAAGGTTTGGCGGTGAAGACGGAAAGCGGTGGTCGATTGCTCTGAACTGGACAAAGGCTTGGAAGGATAAGATACCCGCAGGATATGCGTGGATAAAATATAGAGACAATGAAGTTGCCATTTTGGGACCGTGGGCAACGGTAAGAACGTGTTGGAAGTGTGGACTGAGTGGGTGGGCAGATGAAAAAACAAGGGTAGGTAAATGTTTACCGCATTACCCCTGCCCGCATTGCAAGTCGAGAGATTGGTTTGGAAAGATTGTTGAGCCTTATCACTTCGAATTGGATGCGGCAGAATTCATAGTAAGGGATGCAGACAAGGATGATTTTTACGAGCACATAAAACCAACAAAACCAAGTGGGGACCAACATGTCTCTACATAACCAGACTAAGGGCGAGTTATCACTGTATTACACCCAAAAGGGATACGTTGATATAGCGATTTCAGGTTCAAGTCTACGGAGAGAAGAAGATGTCTGAAGCACTTCAGCAGGATGTGTCAGAAGAGGAAGTTCAAGACGAACACTCTGACGACCAACAGTTGCCGAGTAAAGTTCAGATAGATGGAGAAGAGATTGATCTCCAACAAGCGATTAATGATCACAAAAACAAGAAGGAGTGGCAAAAATCGCAAACGCAACGTGACCAAGAGATTGCTTCGCAAAGAAAGGAAGTAAATGATTTGTTGAGCAAAGTGATTGATCGCGTAGCACCAGACAATAATGAGGCGAAAACCGCAGTGTCCAACTCGTTCGACATAGATGGGATGATAGAAAAGATTCCCGATCCTATCGAAGACGAAAAAGGATACAAAGCGGGGATAGCAGACTTATTGAAAAACTATGGCGAGTCGTTAAAGAATGAGATTTCTCAGCAGACAGAAAGCCTGAAATCTGAGACTCAAAATCAAATCGCCAGTCAATCGCAAAAAGATCGCATTGTGCAGGACAACCTACGCATGGTACGCGACTACGTTGCGAACAATATTGGTGATGTTTCTGAGACCGAAGTGAACGAAGTCATAAAACGTGTTGGACAGAAATGGGGTCCCGAGTATGGGGCTGAAGATTCTTCAGGAGCTTTCCGCTACAACGATACTGCTGTAGAGGAAGCAATATGGGGAGTCCCATCGCTGAGAACACGGTTAATGGCATCGGAAACCAATGAAGCTCGAAAAGAAGGACTCACTGGTAGACAACGAGGCCAACAGGGACAACCGCCAACTAATCGTGCGGTCCCACAAAGACCGGGTAGTAACGCTCCGATTGGAGATAAGATTAACTGGCTTCAATCTCTTTCATCCGATGAGATGCAAAGAGCGGTCAGTCGAATGGACTCCAATGAGCGAAATTCGATGTTACAAGCCCTATATGGTGGTTAGTAACACATAACTCGTTAGGAAGAAAGTACAATGTCAGTAACAGCTTTTGCAAAAGGGACAGATACAGCAAACTTATCTGATCCCCTCGTTAATATACTGTTCTCGTCAAAACTACATGTCGAGACACAAAGTGAACTGTTTTTCAATCAGGCAGGATTGATGAAAAAGGAAGACGGTTCAGAAGATACGTTTGAAAGAAAAGCGGATAGTCCCATCATTGTCAAAGATGAGTTTGGCAAAGAGCGGGGTCAGCGTATCCGTTTAGCATTACGTAAGCAACTTTCCAGAGGTGTTGGCCTTACAGATCGTGATGATGATAGTAGCG